GAGGAACCTCTCGGTTCCCTGGGATCGAAACTATCCAGTCAGGTTAGTTTCGATTGCGTCTGCAAGACGCGCCAAGCCAACATCTGGTGTTTCACCACCAGAAATCGGCGGCAGTAAATCCCAGTTATGGGTTACTGCCTCTTTTGTCCTATAGGTAGTAGGCCCTAGCCTAGAGCCTAACCTAAAGGATCGTACGTCGCCACGAAGGGCTGCTACGAGTAACCCGTCGCCGTTATAAATCCGGCTACGGGCCCCCCGCGGCAGTTTCAAGGCACCATCCTTGATCGCTATCTTCTTCTGGACACTGACCCACCGCCGGTACAATACCGACTGTGTGTCCTTGTCCTTCCGAAGATTCGCGACCATATGGAAGGGAACCTTGATCCCTGCGTCGTCATTCTCATCAAGCGGAACCGGTAGATACCGGACCGATTTGACAAGACGTTTGATCGTTCTCCTCAAGGGAATCCCATGAAGAGCCGACCATTCGTTTAGACGATTTATGGCAACGTAACGTGAAGCCTGTGTCCTTAGCGATTTGATATAAACGCCGCGGACAGGATGACCACGAAAGTAGTCACCCCCACAGGATTCACGAAATGGTCCTTGACTAAAGGACTTCTCAGCATTGACGGAAAAACCAAGGAGCTCGAGCAGCATCACCGTATGGCGATAATGCTCATGTTCGACGATGATATCATCACCGAACACTCCAAAGTTAGGTAGACGTTTAGTCTGAACGAATACCCCGTCCTCGGCGTTGTACTTGCAGTCAACGCTGTAGCCTTTCTTCAGAAATTTATCTTTCATCTGATAGGCTGCTGAGACGACGCTAGCAAATATGATGGTTTCTAGAGGGAAAGTGTAAGCATTCCCCATAGATGATATCATATTTAGCTCAACCCAGTCACCGGAAGGTAACTGGACCTCAGGCGATCTAAAGAGCTCTAACCAGTCGACTACGTCGGCTGGGAAGGTCTCCCGGATCATATTGAGGGACACGGAATCAGAAGCAGCCGAAAGGTCGATAGTACAGAACCTTTCCGACATGCTGCCAATCCGTGCCAGGTCTCTATTGCATTCCTGTTGCGTAGCGAGATCAATTCCGAAGAATTGTTTCAAGCGACGTTCCAGAATCCTGCCTGCCCCCTTCTGAAAGAACATATTCAGAAGAGGTTCAGTGCAGATGCAACGAGAAGTGTCGACATTCTTTGGTACAAAAGACAACCGATTACCTCTAACTACGTTAAAGTCACCGAAGTGGTCAGACCGCAGCTGTTCCGCGGTCCTCCAGAACGGTACTTTATCAGCGTAGTTCGCATAGATTGCGTAGAGGGATTTAGAGGTGCCTGTAAGTGGTCCGCTGAATAACTTCGTATAGAAGTCAGTTCCTCGGCTGCCTACAGACGATCCAGGCCCAACGTCGGCATCCCTAAGGATGTTCGTAATTGAGCTAAGGATATGACCGTTCGGTCCCCTATTGAAGAATCTGTATATGGTCTGTTTGAACAGACCAAGTAACAGATCTTCCTCAAGGGATCGGTCATCTCTAATTGTCCATTCACCGCATCGTATGTTACTAGCGGTGAACGTGTCTAGAGCAACTGCGTCCGCCTCACTGGTATGTCCATCTTGGAATTTCTTCAAGAAGGCATTCAGTAGGGCGCCCGCAGCAAACTCTTTGACGGACAAGTCGTCGATAGGGGTTTGTAATTCCCCTCGTACCGCGCGCACAAGACCATAGGCGTAAAGCCAGGTGGTCCTGTGATTAGCGAGGTACTCGTCGACATCCTCTAAGAGATCTCCGTAAAGAGCGTTGTGACGTATTTTGGACATCAACAAATCCTCCGAAATATCAACATAAGACAATAAGGAATTAGTCCTTCGCAGGATCGGAACCTTTCACAAGGTCCTCTTCCGAACGAGCTTCCTCTTCCTCAGTCTTCGACAAATCTCCAGCTACATCATCACCTGTTTCCTCGGCTGAATAGTCGACGTCCGCCTTGAGGGCGAACTGCGACAAACAACCTTGGAGACTAGGCATGAATGCAGCTAAGACGAGCATGAGATACTTTTGTGAACGGTTCATGGCTATGTACCGATCACGCCAGTTACGCATGCATCGCCTATGTCATCGCTGGATTCCCAAAGGGCTCCAACGTGCATAGAGATTGCCGCCCGAATCTGCTCAGCATCGTACTCGTCGACACCGGCAGGGACCTTGAAAGTGGTCTCTACCAGGATCGTCTTGGACGGCTGGCCGTCAGCAGGGGTTGCACCTTTACGGGTGCGCGCCTTGAAGACGTTCATCGGGACATTGTTGATAACACCTGTTACAGGGTTGGGCGTACCCAGCTGACGAAAGTTAGCTGGACGCTCAAATGTAAAGGTGAAAGGATCAGACATCGAATTGACATCCACCCCAGTTTGCGTTCCGCCTACGGCGGAAATTGCCCACTGAAGTGAGTGTTGATTCGGTCCACTGTCACCCGTAAGGGTGTAGGTGGGGGATGTAAATCCCGTCTGTGGTGCCCCGGTCACGGGACTGGATGGGCTAATTGCCATTGGATTTTCTCCAAGAGTAGTTAGCAACGATAAGGTAAGTTTTAAAAGGTAACACCTGTTACCCTCCTTATCGATAAAACGACTTCAGTTCTCGACGCGCATCTAGGAGCCCGGCTATGTTTAGCCATTGGGTCCCTAGTCTTGGGAGATTAATCTCCAAAGTGGGTACGAAATGTCCATCATAGATGGACCTATCGACTTGCCTACGCGTGATCTCTGAGGTACCAGGAAAGTTGCTACCTAGCGTAGACGTTGAGTGAACCTCTGGCCGCCAGCTGTAATAGCCGATGGTCGTTGATTTCCTCACCGTCTTAATGGTCCACCGAATGGTAGACCGCGCTAGAGAAGCAGCTTGGATTATGTCTCCAACATTGGAGAAATAATCAATCACGAAACTGTATGGAATTAATTCCCATACAGTTGGGAGCCACCTATCGGGTGTCAATCCGATATTGCGGAAGTTGTAGGTCGTTGGTAGACCTACATCTATACATGAAATGTAGCGAACGGTAACCTCATGGGTTATTCGTTTCTCTACTTTCCAGCGTGGGAAGCCTCCGGCGGGTCGATTGAGTTGCGGAGCACTGATAATAACTTCTTTATCAGTTCCGATACTCCTGACCGTGTCGAAGGTGTCACTATTGTCATAGGCCATATCTGCCAGGGTTTTAGCCCCGTCATCTATTTCCGACAACAATGGTGCCCAGCCGAGCTGGTATTCCAGCCATGTATCTCTCGCCCAGTTAACTAGATCCCTACGTTTAATCGGTGGGAGCCTGTTGACGGAACGACCGTAACCTTTTAATCGGTTAACAGTCCTCCTATGCAACTGGTTCACACCTTTACGTATGGCACTAGCTGGGTTCGCGATTAAGGCAGCAGTACGAGCAAGCTCGCCAAGAAACGTTCCGCCTTGAAAGCGGGTTTGTTTCGAGACGATCTTCCTCACGTGCTTTTCCTTCGCCTGGTTGTTGGCCTTGGTCTCTGAAAGGGAGTATGGATTGTCTGGCAGTTCCGGTAGTGTAACACCGTACCTGCTTCGACTCTCCAAAGGCGATGCATCGGAAAGAAACTCGACGGCATAGAACGGAGTAGCTTTGACAGTATACAGTTCACCAGTAAAACTGGTGCCTGCTTGCTGCCCTCGCTTAATCTGATCTTTCCATCGGGGATTCTTTACACCAAGTGAATAGTTGGCGTAGTCACGAGTGTTGGAGTACTTAGTAACATTTTCGTTACCGTTCTTCCACACAATGTGATTAGTCCAACTACGTTCCAAGTGAATTGGATCGTATTTCGCTATGGTTTCCGACATATCGTTTCCTCTCGTAGACCTGGTGGTCTAGCATTGTTGTAGATAGAGGCAGGGCCTTGTTTCTTTACAAGGTGTTGCTGCATATCTACTAGTTAGACACACGGACTAGTACCGTATCCCCGAGGGGACGGTGCT